TACTTTTAATGCTGGTACTAAAGATGAAATGACTTACTGCTAATGAGTGAATTTAAAAAGGCATTAGAGAAATACGCAAAGTATGTTATTCAACAATCACGTAGTAATTTAACACGTGGTAAAAACAATGCTACAAAACAACTATATAATAGTTTAGAATATAATATTAAAGGAGATAAAGTTTCTTTTCTTAGTGAGGATTATGGGCAGTTTATAGATAAAGGTGTTAAGGGTGCAAAATCAACATATCGTGAAAGTTTTGCAAGTCCATTTAAATACACTACAAAACAACCACCAAGCAGAGTATTTGATAAGTGGGGTATTAGAAAAGGTATTGCACCAAGAGATAAGCAAGGCAAGTTTGTTAAAAGGCAATCATTAAATTTTTTAATTGCAAGAAGTATTAAAAACAAAGGAATTAGAGCAACATTATTTTTTACAAAACCATTTGAACGTGGTTTAGATTTATACGGAGATGAAATAGTTGCTGGTTATTTAGAAGATAAATTAGATTTACAATGAGTACAATAATAAGAACAAGAAGCCCATTTTTTATAAGAACACCACAAGAAGCAGATAGTAATTTAAGTTACTTTCAAATTAATATAACTGTATTTGGTGGCTTAAGTTCATCAACAGAAGTTTGTGATGATTTGTATGCTACATACGCACTACAAAAAAAACCATTAGGAAGTGAAGATTCTGTTACTGTAGATATTAGTGAAATAGTAAACGACCACTTAGAACAAATATTTACAGGCACTTATTCTGCATCTTCAGCTAAAAGTTCTATTTGGGTGACTGTTGCAACCTCAGCAAGGCAAGCAGATGGTACTATAATTGGCTCAGTAACATCCAACACTTACTTAGCACAAGAGGGTTACAATAAATTTAAAGAAGGAGTTAACTACACAACAGAACCTATTGCAATGATAACAGGCACTCACTTTGAATATCACAAAGGAAGCACGTTAACAATACCAGTAAATGTTGAAAGAGTAAGCCAAGTTGAATATATAGGAGCTAATGGTATTACAGTAGGAACAGATACTTTTACTGATAATGGTAATCAAAATCAAAAAATACAATATTCTCAATTTGCTAATACAAGTGTAAAAGATGTTGCAAGAGTTAAAGTTACTTATGATACTACAAGTTTTACAACTATTTACACAACAGAAATTGAAGAGTGTAAATACCCAGTAAACAAAATAACATTTGTAAATAGATGGGGTGCAATGCAAGATTTATTTTTCTTTAAAAAATCTGTAGATAGTTTAGAAAGTAGAAGTGAGAGTTTTAATAGAAGCATATTTGAAGCAAGAGCAGTACAATTAGACCCACCTGAAGAACCAGGCGGCGATTGCCAAGAATCTCTAACATTTAACACTTATTCAACTACAGCACACGCCAAGAAAACATTCAATGCAAATGCAACAGAATCTGTTTTATTAAATAGTGGTTTTGTCAATGAATTAATGAATCCATTTTTTGAAGAATTAATGGTCAGTGAAAATATTTGGTTAACTGATTCAAGTGCTAACATATATCCAGTTAATTTAAAAGATAGTTCATTTACTAAAAAAACAAGTTTAAATGATAGGTTAATAAACTACACTATGAGTTTTGAAAAATCATTTGCTTTAGTAAATAATATTAGATAATGCAGAAGCTAATTCTATACATACAACCACAATTAACAAACACTAATGCAACTCAAGATTTTGTTAGAGTTGACTTAATGGAAGAAGAACTTATTTCATTAACTCAAGTTATTCAAGATGTAAGTGATATTGATAAATTATTTACTGATTACTCAAGGACTTTTAATTTACCAGCAAGTAAAACAAATAACAAGATTTTTAAACATTGGTATAACTCAGATATACAAGGATTTGATGCAAATATATTTTGTGAAGCAAGAATTGAATTAAACCACTTGCATTTTAGATTTGGTAAAATACAATTGAATGAAGTTGTCTTAAAACACAATGAGCCATCAATGTATAAGGTTACATTCTTTGGTAATACAGTAACATTTAAAAATAAGATTAATGAAGACCAGCTTTCAGATTTAGTTTGGTTAAACAATTTTAATCATAATGCAGATGCTGCTTATGTAAAAGATGCTTTAGAAAATGGAAAAGATTTTACTGTAGATAGTGTAAGTTATTCAAATGCAATTATATATCCATTAATAGCACATTCACAAAGTTATATTTATGATGCTACAGGTAGCCAAGATAATGGTTTAAACATTAGCAATCATCAGAATGCATCACATCTTGGTAAACGTGGTGTATTTCCTGAAGATTTAAAACCAGCTATTCCTGTAAAAAATATTATAAAAGCTATTGAACAGCAGTACAGTATAACTTTTAAGACAAGTGAGTTTTTAGATTCTGCTGCTATGAACAATTTATACTTTTGGCTACATAGAGCTAAAGGTAGAATTACAGGCGATTTAGTTGTAAGTTTAGATGATAGTAGTTTTACTTGCACATCAGCAACAGCAAATTGTACTCATTTTAATGGTATATCATATCCTGAAGTTGATTTTAGTAATGGTACTTATACTTTTACACAACCTGTTGCAATAGGGGTGCAATATCATCAAGGTTATTTCTTTCAAGTTAATATAACACCAGCTTCAAGTACAATACCTTATTCAATAGAAATTGTAGATAGTTTAACAGATACTATTGTGGCATCAAAAAATAATATAACTGGTGCTGATAATCATTCAATTGGTTATGGTGATTCATATTCTAATGCTTTAGATTTAAATGAATCTAAAAGGTTATTTGCAAGAGTAAGAAGTGTTGACCCTATTACATTTGCTGCAACTATACAAATTAGGCACAATTACAAAGATAATGGTGATTCATCAACTGGAGCTGGTTCTGGTAGATTTGAAAGAGATTATACAGCTAATTATTCAAGTGTATCTTCAAGTATTGTAACAAGTGCTACAATAATTATTACAGAACAAATACCAGAAATAAAAATTAAAGATTTCTTAAATGGTTTGTTTAGAGCATTTAACTTAACTGCTTATGTAGATTTTAATGATGAAATAGTAGTTAGAACTTTAGATAATTATTATGCTGGTGGAGATACTTTTGACATTACAGAATATGTTAAAACTGATGAGCATACAGTAAGTGAAGCATTACCATTTTCAAATGTTGATTTAGAATACTCAGAACCTAAAAGCATACTTGCTCAAACTTTTAGAAGTATGAACAATAGAAGATATGGAGAACTAAACTATATAGGAGATGCAAGTAAAAAGAATGAGTATAAAATTACTTTACCATTTGAACATATGTTGTTTGAAAGATTACAAGATAAAACAAGCGGTGCATTAACTACAGTTCAAGTTGGTACTTTCTTAGATGATAATTTAGAAGCAAGTATAGGGCAACCACTTTTATTTTATGGAATTTATCAGCAATCAGCAGATGAAGTACATTTTGTTTATAATACAAGACCTGAAGTTTATGGAGCTTTAGCAGATAATTCAGCTCAATCTTTTGATAGATTTGATTTAACAAACTATTGGATGCCAAGCGCGTGTAATGAATTAGGTACATCATCAACACCACCTACATATAATTTAAACTTTGGTAGTGAAATAAATACTTATACACTAACTGATTATGGTGGTAACAACAATAGTTTATTTCAAACTTATTATACAAATTATATCACAAGAGTATTTAACAAAAGAACAAGAATATTTAAGTTTTCTGCAATACTACCACTTAAAGTATTATTGAATCTAACATTAGATGATTTAATTGTGGTTGGAACAAGAGCTTACACAATAAATAAGATGTCTACTAAATTACAAAGTGGAGAAACCAATTTTGAACTATTAAACGAACCAACGTGAAAACAATATTAGAAGCATTAGAATTTTGTAAAGAAAATAATTTATATAGTGAACATATAAATATAGCATTAGGTATCAATAAAGTACCACTAACATTTAAAGAAGGGTTTAATCAATTAAGAATGAAGAAATGAGTAAAGAATATGTAGCTAAAATTATATTTGATACTAATAGCGCAGATTTAAGCGTTAATAAAACAAATAAAAAAGTAAAAGATTTAGGTAAAACAGCTAAAGAAGTTGGTAAAACAGGAAGTAAAAGTATAAAAGGTTTAAATGATTCTTTAAGTGCTTTACCAGCTCCAATACAGAGAATTGTTGGCGGTTTTAAAACTTTAAAGGTTGCATTATTATCTTCTGGTATAGGAGCATTTGTTGTAGCTGCTGGTGCGTTAGCTGGCTTATTTACTGCTGCAACTAAAAAGGGCGCAGAGTTTAGCAAAGCAATGTCTGGATTAAAAGCGGTTACAGGTGCAACTGAAAAAGAAATGAATGCTTTAGCAAGTAGCGCAAAAGAATTAGGAAGTTCTACTGAGTTTACTGCTATGGAAGTAGCATCACTACAAACAGAATTAGCAAAATTAGGTTTTCCAACAGCAGATATATTAGATATGAGTGAAGCTACTTTGAACTTAGCTTCGTCAATGGGTATTAGTTTAGGAGAAGCTGCTGCTTTTACTGGTTCTACTTTAAGAGCGTTTGGACTTGAAGCAACTGATTCAAAAGAAGTAATTGACATATTAGCTCAATCAACTGCATCTTCTGCATTAGATTTTAATAAATTAAATACTGCTTTAACTACTGTTGCCCCTATTGCAAAAACAGCAAATGTTTCATTATCTGAAACAACTGCAATGCTTGGAACTTTATCAAACGCTGGTTTTGATGCTTCAACATCAGGAACAGCTCTTAGAAATATCTTTTTAACATTAGCTGAAGATGGTTTAACAATGGAAGAAGCATTTACTAAAATTAATAATGCGACTGATAAAAATGTTGTTGCTCTTGATTTGTTTGATAAAAGAGGTGCTGGTGTTGCTATAACCTTAGCAGAAAATGCAGAATCAACTGCAAAATTGTTAACTGAATTAAATGGGGCAACTGATGCTTTTGAAGGTTTAGGTGCTGCTGCTGGTATTGCAGAAACAAGATTAGATAATTTAGATGGTGATACTACAAAACTGGGTTCAGCTTGGGAAGGGTTCTTATTATCTGTTGAAGATGGTGAAGGTATATTTAGCAAAATAGCAAGAGGGTTTGTTCAAGCATTAACAGGAATTGTAAATACTTTAACTTTTGTTAGTAAAGCAACAGGAGCGTTTTTTAAAGAAATAAGAGAAACTGCTGGCATTTCTTTAGCAGTTCTTAAAACAGGAATTAAAAATACTTTAAGAGGCATACAAAATTCTTTTTTAAGTTTTAAAGAAACTATTGCTGACATCCCATTTATAGGCAAAGCAATTGACAAAGAAAAACTTGCAAAAGAAAGAGAAGCATTAAATAAAGCATTAGCAAAAGCAAATGAAGATGCTAAATACTGGGCTGATATAAGCAAGAAACGAGCAGAAGAAGGCAATCTTTTTGAAAGAACTTTAAATAGGTTAAAACAAGAAGAACAAGAAAGAATTGACAGAGAATTAGAAGAAAGTAACAAAGCTAAAACAGATGCTAATATTAATGGTTTAAAAGAAGAAGAAAAAGCAACAAGAGATTTAATAAAGTTAAAAGAAGCAGAACTAAAAGCAATACTTGATGTAGAAGCAACAACAAGAAAAGAATTAGCTGTTAGAAATGAAAAAGTTAAAGCAATACAAGCTGAAATTAAAGAATTGCAAAATTTAAGAACAGCCAAGTTCGATATAGAAAAATTGGACTTTGAAGAAATGCCAAAGTTACAAGCAAGGGAAGCGCAAAAGGTAGAAATTAGAACTGGCGCAGAAGATTTAATTTCAAGAAATATTAATAAAATTAAAGACGAAAGAACTCGTGATGATGTTATAAGAGAAGAAGAAGAATATGAAAGAAATAAAGCCCTTAACAATGCAAAATTTGATTTTGCTTCAAGTGCTTTAACTTCTATTGGTCAAATTGCTGATGCTTTTGCTAAAGGAGATGAAAAAAGGGCGAAGAAAGCATTTAAAATAAATAAAGCTATTGGTATTGCTCAGGCAACAATTAACACAGCGCAAGGTATAATAAATGAATTATCACATCCAGTAAAAACTTTAACTTTTACAAACTACGCTGCCGCTGCCGCAATGGCTTTAGCTGGTGCTGCTCAAATAGCAACAATATCTGCAACAAAATTTCAACCAAGTGGTGGAGGTGCTAAACCAAGTGTAAATGATACAACTGGTGGTGGTAGTTTAAATGCTGCGACACAACCACCAAGTTTTAATGTAGTAGGACAAAGTCAAGCAAATCAAGTGGCAATGGCTCTTACAAATCAACCACCAACACAAGCATTTGTAGTAGCTGGAGATGTAACAACAGCACAACAACTACAAAACAATACAATACAACAAGCAACTTTTTAAAATAAAATACAATGGATATAATAGAATTAATATTAGATGAAGAAAATGAAGAAATGGTTGGAATAGATGCGGTTAGCATCGTAGAGAATCCAGCTATTGAATCTGACTTTATAGCATTAGCAAGTGATGAAATACAACTTGCAAAAATAGATGAAGAGAAAAAACTACTTCTTGGCGCAGCACTTATACCAAACAAGCCAATATTTAGAAAGCGTAATGATACTATGTTTTATGTTTACTTTTCTAAAGATACAGTAAGAAGAGCAAGCGAGTTATTTTTTCAAAACAGTAATCAAAACAATGCAACCTTAGAACACCAAATGAGCGTGAATGGTTTAACTGTTGTGGAAAGCTGGATAGTAGAAGATACTAAAATGGATAAATCAGCAAAGTATGGTTTAGAAATGCCAGAAGGAACTTGGATGATTAGTATGAAAGTAGAGAATGATGAAATTTGGAATGATTATGTAAAAACTGGCAAAGTAAAAGGATTTAGTATTGAGGGATATTTTGCAGATAAAGCACAAATTAAAAAACCTGATACAAAAGCAGAGATGGCAGCTATTGAAGAAGAAGAGGCAGAATATATGCTTAGTAACATAAAAGCATTAATTAAAAAAGATAAGAGAACAAAATCTGGTAAAAAAATAGAATTAGAAACTTATAATGATTATCCACAAGCAGTTAGTAATAATGCTAAAAGAGGTATAGAACTAAATGAAAAAGTAAATAATCGTTGCGCCACGCAGGTGGGGAAAATTCGTGCCACCCAGCTCCGAGATAAAAAAAACATCAGTTTACAAACTTTAAAAAGAATGTACTCATATTTAAGTAGAGCGCAAGAGTATTATGATGAAGGAGATACAAAAGCGTGTGGTACTATTAGTTATTTATTGTGGGGTGGTAAAGCTGGTTTAAGATGGAGTGAAAGTAAGTTAAAAGAATTAGGTGAAATTAATTTAGCTTCTATGGTAGTAGATGGAACTTTTGCAATTATAGATGATAGGTTAGCTTATAACTCACAAGAGAAAGCTGAAGAAATGGCTAAAAATATAGGTTGTGAGGGTTTTCACGTTCACGAATTTGAGGGTAAAGAATGGTATATGCCTTGTAAAGAACATATTGTTGAAGCTGGTAAAACAACTAAATCGCCTTGTTGGGATGGGTACGAACAAAAAGGATGGCAAACAATAAATGGAAAAAGAAGACCTAATTGCGTAAAAAAGAAATAATATGAAAAATAAAAAATTTAAAACACCAAGTAATACATCTCCTAAAAATACAAAGCGTGGTTGCTTATGCCCAGATGGCAAAAGATACAGTAATAAATGCTGTGATGGTAGCTTACAAGCGCAGGGAATAGGTAAAGTATAAAATAAAGTTGTAAAAAAATATAACAGTTAACGTTTTTAAACGTTTATAGATATATACTCAAATTATGAAAGCAAACGAAATACTAAACAAAATAAAAAATATTGTTGGTGAAAAAGTTGAACTTTCTGAAGAAAAAATAGAAATGGCTGAAATTACATTAGAAAACGGAACTGTATTAGTTGCAGAATCTTTTGAAGCTGGAAAATCTGTATTTATTAAAACTGATGATGAGCAAATTGCTTTACCAATTGGTGAATATGAATTAGAAGAAGGCAAAATTTTAGTTGTATCTGAAGAAGGTTTAATTGACAGTATTAAAGAAGCTGCTGAGGAAGCGGTTGAAGAAGAAGAATTATCTGAAGAATCTGAAGAAGTTAAAGAAACTGAATTAGAGGAAGAAGAGAAAAAAGAAATGGAATATGTTACCAAAGAAGAATTTAAATCTGCTGTTGAAGAAATCAAAGGTATGATTGAAAAAATGGGTAACAAAGACAAAGAAGAAATGAAGGAAGAAGTAATAGAAGATACAAAAGAAGAACTTTCTGCTGTTGCTCCTGAACCTGTAAAACATAATCCTGAAGCTGAAGTTGATAATAAAGTAAATTTCCACATTGGAGGTAATAGAACACAAACAACGAAAGACAGGGTTTTTGATAAAATTTTTAACAATAATTAATATAAAATAAAATGGCGAATAGTTTAAATACACCAATTACAAGCACCTATGCTGGTGAGTTTGCGGGGAAATACCTGTCAGCAGCTTTATTGAGTGCTAACACAATTGATAAAGGCGGAATAGAAGTTATGCCTAATATCAAATATAAGTCAACAATGAAGAAAGTTGCAACTGCATCATCTGTTATAGGTAATGCTGCTTGTGATTTTTCTGGAACTGCTGACCAAGTAACATTAACTGAGAGATTATTACAACCAGAAGAATTTCAAGTAAACCTTGAGTTTTGCAAGCAAGATTTCCAATCAGATTGGGAAGCTGCTCAAATGGGATATTCTGCATTTGATAAAATGCCACCTAAATTTTCAGATTTCATTATTGGCCACGTAGCTGGTTTAGTAGCTGAAAAAACTGAGCAAAACATTTGGCAAGGTGTTACAGCCAACGCTGGAGAATTTGATGGATTAGTTACTTTAGCTTTAGCTGATGGTGATGTTATTGATGTAGCATCTCACGCTGCTGTTACTGCTGCTAACGTAATTGATAAATTAGGTTCTATTGTTGATGCAGTACCTTCTGCACTTTACAACAAAGAAGATTTACACATTTACGTATCACAAAACATTGCAAGAGCTTATGTAAGAGCTTTAGGTGGTTTTGCTACTTCAATTGGTGCTGCTGGTACTGATTCAAAAGGTACACAATGGTATAACGCTGGTGGACAACTATCTTTTGATGGTGTGAAAATCTTCGTTGCTAACGGTTTAGCTGATGATACTGCAATGGCTGCTCAAAAATCTAACTTATACTTTGGAACTGGTTTATTATCAGATATGAATGAAGTTAAAGTATTAGATATGGCTGACCTTGACGGTTCACAAAATGTCAGAGTAATAATGAGATTTACTTCTGGAGTACAATACGGAATAGGTTCTGATATAGTTTTATACCACGCCTAATAATTAATTAATAACAGGGGGCTGAAATGCTCCCTTAATTTAAAACAATAACAAATGGCATGTGATTTAACGGCTGGTAGAAAAGTACCTTGTAAAGATGTAATTGGCGGTATTGTTAGAGCTTGGTTCTGCGATTTTGGAGAGCTTGGCACTGTAACAAAAACTGCTGATGAAATTACAGACATGACAGGTACTATAACTCTACTACAATACGATTTAAAAGGTACTAATAGTTTAGAAACTGCTATTACCTCAAGTAGAGAGAATGGTACAACATTCTTTGAAGAAACATTAACTTTAACACTACCTAAATTATCTAAAGAAGATAATAAGGAATTGAAACTGATGGCTTACGGTAGACCTCACGTTTGTGTAGAAGATAGAAACGGAAATTTCTTTTTATGTGGTTTAGAACACGGAATGGAAGTGACTGGTGGAAGTATAGCTACTGGTACAGCTTTTGGTGACTTAAGCGGTTATTCATTAACGCTAACAGGGCAAGAATTAGAACCAGCTAATTTTATTGCTGGTGGTACTTCTGCTGACCCTCTTGCTGGAATGAGTTCTGCAACTGTAACAGTTACTGTAGGTACAAATAGTTAAAAAAGACGCGATTAATATAATTGTGTGATTCATAATATATAGTTTGATTGAGGGGTGGAAGTGATTAGCCACCCCTTTTTTATTAAAAAAATATGCAAATATTAACTACAAGTGGCACACGAATTATTAACTTTATACCAAGAGAAACAATAACTGGTAGTAAAACTTATAAATTAGTGATAAAATCAGAAGCTCAAAATAAAGTTATAGCAACAGATAATGATGCAACATTTTCTGAGCTGGATTACTATTATCAATATTCAACTACTCAAGCATTAATTGAAAATAATTACTATACAATTACAATCACCAATACAACAGACAACGCAATAATTTTTAAAGATAAAATGTACTGTTCTGACCAAACACTTTCAGATTATGAAATTTCAAATGGTGTTTATATAGAACAAAGTACAGGAGATAACAACTTTGTATATTATGGATAATCTACACTTAATACAACTTAATCAATATGAACGGCCTACTATTACAGAAGAACGTAATAAAAATTATGTATCAATAGGCGATAACAATGACTACTATCAAAACTTGATAGATTGCTACATGGATAGCACTACAAATCAAGCGGTAATAAATGGCGTTGTTAATCAAATATATGGCAAAGGTTTAGATGCTACTGATTCTAATAAAAAACCAGAACAGTATGCACAAATGAAAAGTTTAATTAAAAATGATTGCTTAAGAAAAGTTTGTCAAGATTTAAAACTATTAGGAGAAGCAAGTTTTCAAGTAACATACACAGGTAATAAAATATCAGCTATTACACACTTTCCTCGTGAAACTTTAAGAGCTGAAAAGATGAATGATAAAGGTGAGATAAAGAATTATTATTATGCACCTGATTGGAGTAAAGTACAAAGAAATAGTAAATTAAAAAAGTTTCCTGTATTTGGTAGTGGCGCACAAAATGAAATTTATATTGTAAAAAGATATGTTACTGGATTTTACTACTATTCACCAGCAGATTATAATACTGCTTATGCTACATTAGAAAGTGAAATATCTGGTTACTTAATTAATATGACACAAAACTCTTTTAGTGGCACAAAGGTGGTTAATTTTAATAATGGCGTGCCAGATAGAGAAAAACAATTAGCTATTAAGAATGATGTAATGCAAAAGCTAACTGGTAGCTATGGTGAAAAGGTAATTGTTGCATTTAACAATAATGCAGAAAGTAAAACAACTGTTGAAGATATACCACTTGATAATGCACCTCAGCACTACGAATATTTAAGTTCTGAATGTTCTAAAAAAATAATGCTTACACATCGTGTTACTTCGCCTTTATTAATTGGTTTAAGAGATGGAAATAATGGTTTAGGTAATAATGCAGATGAGATACAAAATGCAAGTAGATTGTTTAATAATGTTGTTATACAACCTTATCAAAACTTGCTTATTGATTCTATTGATGAAATGTTAGCTGTTAATGATATTAGTTTAAATCTATATTTTAAAACTATTGAGCCACTTGAGTTTATGGACTTAGAAGATATTGATAATGCTGAGGTAGAAGAAGAGCAAACAGGAATAAAAGATGAGGAAACTGAATTAGAATTAATGGCTGCTAATTCTAAAAGAACTGCTTTAGATGAATTAATTGATTTAGGTATTGATGAAGAGGAATTATTAAAAGATTATGAAATGGTTCATAGTGCTGAAGTTGATTATGATTTAGAAGAAGAACTTGATTTTGTAGTAACAGAAATAAATAAAACATCTAAAAAAGAGTTTGCAAGTACAGGTAGTGCTAAACCATATAGAGAGAGTGAACAAGATGGAACTTCTAAAAAGAAAACAGAAGAAGGTACTGAGTTTTTAGTTAGATATATGTATGAAGCAGCACCTAATCCAGCAAGTAGCTCAAGAACATTTTGCGATAAAATGATGGCTGCTAAAAAAGTATATAGAAAAGAAGATATTATTGAGATGGGTAAAAAACCTGTAAATGCTGGTTTTGGTAAAGGTGGTTCTGACACATATTCAATCTGGCTTTACAAAGGCGGTGCGAGATGCAACCATAGGTGGACACGTAAACTGTATGCAAGAAAAGGTGGTAGAAGTTTAGGCGAAGCAATAAGTACAACACAAGCTATTAAAAGAGGTTTTAGACCAGAAACTAACGCAAAGAAAGTATCTATTGCACCAAAAAATATGAAGTATGCTGGCTATACTGCTGCATATTGGAATAAAAAAGGATTTGTAAAATGAGTAAAGCACTATTTGTAACAAGACACGATATTTCAGTATTTACTGCTGCTAATGGTAATATAGATAATGATAAGCTGTTACCATTTATAAATCAAGCACAGGATATACATATTCAGAATTACTTAGGTACTGATTTATATGTTAAAATACAAAATGAAATAGTTGCTGGTACTTTAGCAAATCCTTATTTAGCTTTGGTAAATGATTACATTAAAAGTATGCTCTTACATTGGAGTATGGTTGAATACTTACCGTATGCGGGTGTTAATATTTCAAATGGTGGTATATATACTAAAAACCCTGAAAATAGCACAGCATTAACAAAAGAACACGTAGATAGCTTAGTAGAAAGAAGCAGAACAACAGCACAGTTTTACACTAATAGATTTATAGATTATATGCAAAACAACGCAGCTGGGTTAATACCTGAGTATTATAGTAATTCTCAAGAGGATATGTATCCAGATGATGTTGCAGATTTTGGAGGTTGGGTACTTTAAAAATATATTATGCCAGATAACACAATAAATTGGGGACAAGGTGCAGTAGAAAACACTAATGATTGGGGAAAAGGTAAAACCAATTCTGCTAATAATTGGGGTAAAGTTTATGAAACATCACCTGCTGGAGATACTAATATTGAGGGTGGTTTAGCACTTTCTATTACTTACTCAGCAAGTGCATATTGTGATGGCATTGGAGATACACCACAACCAACAGTAGCTGGCAATACTGGTGCTGGTACATTTAGCTCTACATCTGGAATAATATTTGCAGATAGTGGCTCAAATACAAGTAGTTCAACAGGTGTTATTGATGTTGATGCTTCTACTGATGGTGCAACTTATGTTATTACATATACAGATACTGATTCAGATACTGCTACTGCAAATGTTACTTTAAATGCTTTAGATAATGCTGCCTTTGCTTATTCAGCAAGTAGTTATGAGCCAACAGATGCAGACCCAACTCCAACTATTACAGGATTAACAGGTGGAACGTTCAGCGGAACAATTGGTTTAGTAATTAATTCAACTACTGGAGAAATAGATTTAAGTGCTTCAACTATTGCTACTCATACAATTACTTATGATACTACTTCAAGTGGTTCAAGTGTTTGCCCAAATACATCTACTCAAACTGTAGAAATTGCTTTAGCTGGTATTGCTAATAATTATAGTATGAACTTTGATGGTTCAAATGATTATATAGATGTTGGAACAAGTTTAAAATCTACATTTGATGCCGCAACAACAGCAAGTGTTTCATTATGGTTTAAAGCTAGTAGTATATCATCATCTACAGCTGCTGTTTTGTTTCAGCAAGAATCAGTTGATGCTGGTGATAATTGGTCATTTGTTATAAGATTTTCTACTTCTGGACAGCTTCAAACTGGAATTAAAGTTGGAAGTACCTTTCCATTAGCAACATATACAACAGGTTTAAATACTAGTGTTTGGTATAATGTAGTTTCTGTTTATGAAAGTTCTACTTTAAAACTTTACCTAAATGGAGCTAAAGTAGCTGAAAACTTATCTACAGGTTCACCGATAGTAACATCATCTAGTAATGCTAAAGCTATAATAGGAGCAACAGCATCACCAAATAGATATTTCAACGGTCAAATAGATGAAGTAGCAATCTGGAACACAGCTCTAACAGCTACTCAAGTATCTGAGATATACAGCGCAACAGGAACTAATTTAACTAAAGATTTAACCACAGTATCAGGTAGCAACTTGGTTTACTGGAATAGAATGGGAGATTAATTATGAGCAACTACTATAATAGACAATGGCGTTTGCCTAATGAAGAAAATAAAAGTAAGGTTTCAAACTATTCTATGGACTTTGATGGGAGTAGTAGAATAGATTGTGGCAATGATATACAAATATTTACAGAATCTCATTCTTATTCTTTTTGGGTAAAAAAGCCAACTATTTCAGAGGGTTATATATTTGGCTATGGTATAGATTCAGTTATTATTTTTTATAGTGATGGAAGAATTAGATTTTACACAGGTGGTTTAACTTCTGGAACTGATTTTTATTCTTCTACTTCTTTAAGCACAAACACATGGTATCATATATGTTGTACTTATGAAAAAAATGGAGATAAAAAAATATATATAGATGGTAGTTTAGATAATACTATTTCTACAACAGGCACAATACAAACAGGAGGAGTAGGTCTTACAATAGCTGCAAGAAATCTTGGAGGAATTATAAGTCACTATTTTACAGGACAACTTGACGGAATGTGTTTATTTAACTACACACTTTCCTCAAGCCAAGTAACAACTCTTTATGGTTCAAGCTCTACTGGCATAGGAAACCCAATGAGTTTAAGTCCAAAACCTGTAGCTTACTATCCTTTAGGTGACCAAGATAGTTTTAACGGAGCAGAATATTTGACACCCAACTCTTCTCTAAAAGATTATGTTTTTGGTTTTAACGGAATTAATGATTATATAGATTTTGGTAATTTAAGTGTTTTCGAGCCAACTTCAAATTATACTTTTTCTATTTGGTTTAATTCTGGTTCTTATGTTTACAAAACTCTTTTTGGCGATACCAGTAATGCGTTTGCTCAAGGTATACTTGCTTTACTTCGTAGTTCGTCAGCTTTAGATTATTACCATAATACAACTTCAACATATAAAACACTTACTTTAAGTTTAACAGATTTTCCTGTAAATACTTGGCATAATTTAACTATTACTTGGTCAGCATCAACAGGCATTCTTAGAGGTTTTATAGATGGAAAATTTAATGCTCAACTAACTGGAGTTAATGATGTTGAATGGGGTAATATTTCGTTAGAACTTGGGAGGTATTATAATACATTTTATTATGATAGTAAACTTTCTAATTTTGTTATGTGGGATGCTACTCTAACAGATGGTTTTTCTGGAACTCCTACTGCTGGAGATGTTGCTGGTGGACAAGTTGCCGAAGTTTATAATAATGGAACTCCTCAAACTACTATAACTGGCACACCTATTGGTTGGTGGAAATTAGATGCTTCTGCTACTTTTGATGGTTCTAACTGGTCTATCCCTGATTCAAGTTCTAATTCTAATAATGGTACAATGTATGGTTCAGTAGCCACGCTACCAGCAGCACTACAGCAATCAGATTTAAGTTTTACAAGTGGTTACTCTCCTTATGCTTTGGATTTTGATGGAACAGATGATTATATAAATTGTGGTAATGATAGTAGTTTAGTACCAAGTTCATTAACTATTAGTTTGTGGTTTAAAACAAGTGGCTCAGCAAGCGCAATTCCAAGATTACTTAATAAAAGTTATGGTGGCTCTCCTTATGATTCATATTTTATTAGAATAAATAATGGTGTTCTAAATTTTAAAATTGGCGTTTCTTCTGCAAGTGTTCAAATAGCTGGAACAACAAATGTAGTAGATGGAAATTGGCACAATGTTATTGGAACTTATGATGGTTCACAATTGAAACTATATTTAGATGGTAATTCAGAAGCAACCCCAGTAAGTGAAACAAGAGCAATTATAGAAAACACTTCTTATAATTTAACTCTTGGTTGTGAGCTTGGTGCTTATGGTTTTAGCTGGGCTTTTACAGGTTCTATGTCAAATGCATCTCTCTGGAACACTGCTTTAACATCTGCACAAGTAACAGAAATTTATAATGAGGGTGTACCATCTAATCTTAATAATCATAGTGCATATTCAAACTTAGTAAGCTGGTGGCAGTTAGGAAGTAATAGTTCTTTTAATACTAACTGGACTGTATTAGATGAAAAAGGGAGTAATGATGGAACATCTGTAAATATGGCTGAGGATGATATTGTAGATGGTGTTGGAAGCTATGCTAATGGAACAAGCTCTGGAATGGGTGGAGATGAAGTTATTGGTGATGCACCTTACAGCACAGCAAATTCTCTATCAGTGAATATGGATGTACTTGACAGAACAGAAGACACACCAGCGTGAAGTTAATAATATTAAATAAATAAAAATGAATAATAGAACATATATAATTTGTAATTTATCAGATAGCAACCTTGTCTTGTTTTCACAAGTAAATCAGAGTTCTGCTCAATCTGTTAGAAGAAATTTAGCTAATACACAAATGGTTTTAAGTTACCAAGTTGAACCAAGTTTTATAACTGATGGAAGTTTAACACCTTTAGGAACATATAATCATAGTGAAATATTAGAGATTTTAGCGGGTAGTGATTGGAGTGAACCAATGCCTGAAGAATGAATTATTTAAAGAGTGTAAGAATGGATGACCACAGTATTTTAATGGCCGTAAGTGCTATTATAGGAGCATTAGGAATTAAGGAAGTTTGGGGTTTAGTATCTAAAAAAATGGATATTGGAGCAACTAAATCTGAAAGAAAATTTAGTGTATATTCACAAAACATAGAAGCACTTACAAATAAAATTACAGAACTTGAAGCAAAGATTGAAGTATTAATTACTGAGAATACACAACTATTAGTTAAGGTCGCAAGAATGGAAGAGAAGTTAATACTTAATGCAAAACGCAGAGTAAAATCTAAAATTAAAAAAGATGAGAAAAGTTAATAAAATAGTTATACATTGTACCGCTACAAAAGAAGGTAACAATGTAAGCCCAGCTACTATAAAAAAGTGGCATTTAAATCGCGGTTTTTCAGATATAGGTTATCATTATATTATTGGTATCGAGGGTAAAATAAATGCCGGTAGACCAGTATCAAGAGCTGGAGCGCACGTTAAGAACGGTAATAGCACAAGTATTGGAATAGCATATACTGGTGGCTTAGATTCTAACGGAAAAGCGAAAGATACAAGAACAGATGCACAAAAAGCATCATTAATTAAAATACTTAAAGTATTAAAAAACATTTATCCACAAGCAAGTATTCATGGCCATAGAGATTATTCTCCTGATAAAGATGGCGATGGAGTAGAGGAACACGAGTTTATGAAGCAATGCCCGTGCTATAATGCAGAATTAGAATATTTAGATTTACAACCAAAATCATTCAAACCAAAAACAAAAAAAGTAAAGGATAAATTAAATGGAAAAAAACAATCAAACTAATTTAGAAGAATTAATTAAAAAACTGGAGAATGTACCAGTACCAGAAAGAACTTGTAATATAGATGATGAAACTTGCGAGAGCTGTAGTGGATGAAAAAAATAAAAGATAGTAAAATAGGAAAGTTTTTAGCTGAAAAAGTACCTCATGTTCTTGATTTGGTTGGTGATGTTTTGCCAGAACAAGGAACACTTGGCATTGTAAAAAATCTTATTAGTAAAGACCCTGACTTAACACCTGAAGAAAAGCAAGAAATTCATAATAGATTAGTAGAGTTTTACAAGTTAGAAGTAGAAGATAGAGATTCAGCAAGACAAAGAGAGGTTGAAATGGTTAAAGCTGGTAGTGATGACTGGATGATGAATTTTACAGGTGTTGTTGGTTTAGGTGGTTTTGTTTTATTATTAGTTGCAATAGTGTTTATAGAAGTGCCAGTACACAATAAAGAGTTAATGATTCACACTACAGGAATAGTAGAAGGTATAGTACTTTCTATCGTTGGTTACTACTTTGGAAGCATAGCTAAAAAAGGTAGATAAATTTTTTTTATTATATTTAACAAAATTGTTAAATGAAATCACACAAAAAAAGGTGGAAAGATAAAGGTAATCCACGCTATCGTTTAAACTCAGACGAAGCACAAATTATAAATGATTACAGAAGATTAAAACTTGAAGCAGAAGCAGAGGGTTTAAATCCTAATGATATACACAGCGGTTGGATAAAGAATAAAAAAGCCAGTTTATATTTTAAGAATCCTAATTTTAAGCAAAACGATTTAAAAGAGTTTAAGAAACAATTATTAAAAGAACTTAAAGAATACTCTCCAAACTTTCAAAAGCTCGTTAAACCAAAGGTAAATGATGGACACTGCTTATTAATATCACCAGCAGATATTCATATTGGTAAATTATGTAAATCTTTTGTAAGTGGCGAAGAATATAATAAACAAATAGCAGTACAAAGAACATTAGAAGCTATTGATGGTATATTACAAAAAAGTAACGGTTTTAATATAGATAAATTAATACTTTGTATTGGTAATGATGTTATGCACATTGACACACCAAGCGGTAACAAAACAACAAAAGGAACTGTTCAAGATACAGATGGAATGTTTTTTGAGCATTTTCACATTGCAAAACGTTTATACATTAATATTATTGAAACATTAGTTTCTTTCTATCCAGATTTGCACGTTGTTTATAATAGTAGTAATCACGATTATTTGACTGGGTTTTGTTTGGCTGATACTATTGCTACATACTTTAGAAATAGTAAAAACATAACTTTTGATATTGGTTTACAACATAGAAAGTATTATACTTATTATGATAATTTAATTGGTTCTACTCACGGAGATGGTGCTAAATGGGATTTACTACCTTTATTAATGGCAGATGAGTGTAAAGAATGGAGTGAAACAAAGTATAGATATATGTTTGCACATCACGTACACCACAAAGTAAGTAAAGATTTAATTGGTTGCAGTTTAGAAAGTTTAAGAAGCCCATCACCAGCGGATTCTTGGCATCATAAAATGGGTTATACTTCTTCTAATAACCAAGCAATAGAGGGTTTTATATTCTCTAAACGTAATGGCCAAGTAGCCAGAATTACACATTTATTTTAGAATTAACATTTAATTGTTAATAAAGTTTTTAGTGTGTTTTGTAATTTGTATTATAATTATATATATATTTACAACCATAAACTTAAAAACATATATTATGAAACATTTAAACACTTTTACTATTTGGCTTAAAGAAAATAAGCAATCAATAGAGTTAAATTTACCATTTCATACAGTACAAACTGTAAAAGATTTTATTGAAGATAATTTTGATAAAAGAGTAATTTCAATTTCTAAACATTAACAAATAAATAAAACAAAAATTATGAGTAGAGAAATATCATACACAACAAGAACCTTTTACGTACCAGCAGAGAAAATAGAAACGTTGGTAAAGTTTCAAGGCAAATGTAAAGAGAATGGACATAAATCTTATTCTGAAGTATTATTAAAATTAATGGAACAATACAACGAACAATGATACACTATCCACATCCTCACAACGAACACTACTACAATGAAAACATTAATCATTGGTGGGCATATACAACTAACAGATATTTACAAGATAGATTGAGAAACTTAGTTATAAGAGTGAATTGGAACAAGCGTATTATCTGTAGAATACATTTATCAAATAATGATTTAGAAATACATAAACATAGATTTGATACATTTATTAAACAATTAGAAAACATTGAAAAGCAATTAAAAACTATTGCAGTTCAATACAATGAACAAAGAATGAATAAATTAAAAACTATATTTACAAAAATTAGAAACTATGAAAATTAAAGAATTAGCACAAAAATATGATTTATCAAAAGATGACTTTTGGGAATTAAAAAGAGGTACAAAAAGTATGTGGATTATTACACATGATGCTTGTGAAAAGATAGCAGCAAAAGAAAACATACAATTTGGCGCGCCAACAATATACAGAGATAGCAATCAAGATGTAGCAATAGTAGGAGATGCAAAACGCGGAAACAAAGTTATCTGGAGTACAGGTGAAGCATCACCAAAAAATTGTAAAGCTCCTTATCCTTTCGCAATGGCGGAAAAGAGATTGAAAGATAGGTTGGTTTTAAAATTAATAGATGCTTATCAGTATTCAATATACTCAGATTCAGAAGCAGATAATTTCAAGAAACAATGATAGAAACAAATATTTTAGAAGTAATACAAGTGGTCTTGCTTTGCTTCACATTAGGTTTAGTAATTGGAACTATAATCAAAAAGAAATAATTAAAACTATATATTATGAAAAAGAATCACTTGAGTTACTCGGCATTATGCCAGTTTAAGAAATCTCCTAATCATTTATTAGCATACTGGAACAAAGAATTAAAAACTACTGATGCAATGCAGTTTGGTAGTTTAATTCATAAGATGTTATTAGAACCAGATACATTTAATAATGAGTTTGCAATATTTGAAGGTGCAAGAAGAGCTGGCAAACAATGGATTGAGTTTAAAGAACAGAACGAAGGCAAAACACTAATTAAGCAACAAGAATTAGATGATGCAAATAGAATAATTAACAACGCTATGTTACACCCAGTATTAACTGAAATGATGCAAAATAAAATAGAATCTGAAGTTAAATTAGAGTGGCAACATAAAGATGTTAATTTTAAGGGCTTTGCAGACCTTTTAACAACGTTTAATGGTAAGAAGTGCATAGTAGATATAAAAACTACTAATGATGCTGGAAAACGCTTTGAACGTGATTTATATTATAATGATTATAAAATGCAATTAGCAATGTATCAAGACCAATACGACAAAGATACAGATGCTTACATTGTAGCAATAGAAACTACTACACCATTTAATGTGCAGATATATAAATTAGATGATAGTTTATTATTTAAAGGTTGGATGGATTATGATTATTATACAGATAAATTTAAAGAATGGAACGGAGAGCCACAAGGTTACTCAAGTGATATTGTAGAAGTAAAAACAGAAATAGAAGAAATAGTATGAAAAAAATAATTGACTTTTATATAACTACTAAAAGAGAATTAAAATTTCAATTAGAGCTTACAGATTTGCAATATAATGATTGGTTAGAAAATCAATTAGATTCAGATGTTGAACAAGTTATAATGAATTACTATGATAAAAATTCTAAAGAAATTGAAATGAATTTACAACATAAATTAATAAATAATTGATTATGAAAAAACTTGCAATAATAGGTGGATTAAGTTTAATGACTGCTGGAACTACTAATATGTTATGGCATAAACAAAAGTTAGATTTAAATCCAAATACATTTGCAATAGCTACAGGAGGTTTTTTTGTAGCTGTAGGAATAACCTATAAATTTTAATTAAAAACAAATAACAATGAATAAAAAAGAAGAAACAATATATTGTGGAAGTGGTAAAGTTATGAATCCTAAATGGTTAAAAGCAACTATTAATCCAAGTAAATTAGCTGATTACATACAAGAATACAACGGTAACAAGTTTATTAAACTAAATATTAATTTAAAAGATGAAGCTGACCAGTACGGTAAAGATGTAAGTATTAGTATAGATACTTGGAAGCCAGAACCACAAGCAGAAACAAAAGCCACTGATACTTCAAACGATTTACCCTTTTAAATATAATGAAGCAATCAAAGGTCTTAACAGCATTGGGTTTAACGTCACAGGATATACAAAATATGTTGATGAACGGACTAACAATGCCAGAGATAGCAAAGAAGTATAAAATAGAATACATTTCTTTAGTGCAAGCTTACAAGATACAAAAGAAAAATTACAAGTATGTTGATTTTATACAACCTAAAGAAGAAGTGAAGGATATAAAAAACGTATCCTTCACATTCGATAAACTATATACAGAAGAATCACTTAACGAAGAAGAATTATTAGCATATTATAAATACGAACAAAAAAATAAAGCATATTATGAAATATATTGAAAAGAAAAATAAAATAATTAATGATAAATATACTGAATATATATATAATTCTTTTGATATACAAAACAAAGAAGAAACTACAGTTAAGATTCCTATAAATTTTTCAGAATGTAAATCATTTGATTGGAACATAGGCGTGATTTATGGCGGTTCTGGAACTGGTAAAACAACTTTATTAAAAGAATTTGGTAATTTAAGTAAATGTATATTTGATGAAGAAAAACCAGTTATAAGCAATTTTGATTGGTTAGAACCAAACAAAGCTACATTATTATTAAGTTCTATGGGGTTAAGCTCTGTACCAACTTGGTTAAGACCTTTTCAAACTCTTTCAAATGGTGAACAATATAGAGCAGAATTAGCTTATAAAGTAGGCAAAGCTAAAGAAAACGAAACTATATTAATTGATGAATATACATCTGTTGTTGATAGAGATGTTGCTAAAGCAATGAGTAATGCTTTACAAAAATATATAAGAAGAAACAATAAAAAAATAATATTAGCAAGTTGTCATTTTGACATAATGGAATGGTTGTTACCAGATTGGACTTATTCACCACTAAAAGGGAGGGTTGAGAAGCCCTCCTTACTTCGGCAATCAAGACCAAAAATTGAATTACAGATATTTCGATGTAGATATGAAACTTGGAATATATTCAAACAACATCATTATATAAGTGAAGATTTAAATAAAGCTGCTAAATGTTTTTGTGTTACTTGGAATGATAAACCAGTAGCATTTTATGCTTTTTTGCCTATGCCAAGCGGCACGGTACAAAATGCTTTTAGAGGCAGTAGAAGTGTAGTTTTGCCAGATTATCAAGGGTTAGGAATAGGTTTTTCTGTTGCTAAATATTTGCATAAATTATATACAAAAGACGGTAAAAAATTATATGTAAAGAGTGTTAATCCGGCTTTAGTTAAAAAAAGAATGAATGACGATGATTATAAATTTAATGGAAAAACTAAAAGTTCTAATGAAGGTGGCAAATTAAAAGGCAGAAAATTAAGAGATTCTGCTGCATATTCTTTTTTATTTACAGGAAAAGTAGATGATATTAAAGAAAATGAATTAAATATATTAAAATTTAATGCTGATGCTTGGAAAAATGTATCACAAAATCAAACAAGATTATTTTAAACAATTAAACTATAAATTATGAAATCAATAAAATACAATGAAAAATATCACAACAATAAATTAAATTTTTTACTTAGTTATAAATCTGATAAATTAAGAACTATTATGGATGTTGATACACTAATAACTAAATTTAATTCTAAATACGCTTTTATAATAGACCATAAAAATAAAAATGATAAATGTTCTTTAAATCTTTACAAACAACTATCTAATTTATGTAATATAAAATTAAATGATAATGCTATTGTTAAGTGTTTTATAGTACAAAGCGAAATAGAAATTAAAAATAATAATTCTACTGCTGAAACAATAAATGGTATTACTTACATTCAAGAAATAAAGTATAATAAGTTTGGTAAAGAACCAAAAGATTTTATTAAAAATGAATATAATATTACAAATGATGATATTTTAGTTAATTTTTTTAAACCTGAATTACACGAAGAAACAATAAAAAATATATCTATATATGAACAATTAACTTGTTTTTAAACTATATAATTATGAAAGAATTACCATACTTTAAATTTTATCCTAATCAATGGATTACTGGCAGTATATCATTTATGGATTTAGATGTACAAGGAGCATTTATGAAAGTTTGCTGCTACTACTGGAGCAAAGAATGTAACGTAACAAGAAAACAAATTAAAACATTAATACCAAAACAATGGAGCGTATTAGTTGATGCTGAGTTATTTAAGATAGATAATGAAACTATTAGCATTAAATGGTTAGATGAACAATACCAACAAAGGTTAGTAGAACACAAGCGAAACGTAAGCAACGGAAAGAAGGGGGGCTTAAGCAGGGCTAAAGCATTAAGAAAAGATAAGATAAAAAAAGATAAATATGCAAATGATAATTTATTAAAAGTAAATGATGAAGTGCAAAAACTTCTTGACCAATGATATTAGAAGATAAAGCTACTATACCATATTTAAAAGCATTTAAAGAAGGTAAAATTAAAAAAGGTATTGGCATTGGTTGTTTATTAGATGATTACTTTGTTTACAAGAATGGCAACTTTAATATGTTTTTAGGTTTAGATAATGTTGGTAAAACTAATTTTATCTTATGGTACTTAACTGCACTTAGTAAATTACATGGTAAAAAGTGGTGTATCTGGAGTGGCGAAAACAATGCTGGCCAACTTAAACGTGATATTATACAAATGTGGACTGGTGAAACAATTAAAGATTTAAACGAATATTTATTTTATCATGATGAAATTAGTAAGTATTTTAAATTTATTGATAATAGAAAATTATACAATCATAAAGAACTATTAGAAATATTTGATAAAGAAGATTGTGATGGTGCATTAATAGACCCTTATACAGGCATTAACCATGATAGAAGAGTTTCACAATTTGAAAGAAATTATCAAGTATGTAATGATGTTAGAGAGTTTTGTAATAGAACAGGCAAAACAGTATTTATTGCAATGCATCCACAAACAGAAGCAGCAAGGCGTGTATATCCACCAGACCATCAATTAAATGGACATATACAACCACCAAGAAAAGCTGATTGTGAGGGTGGGCAAGTATTTCCAAATAGAGTAGATAATTTTATTTGTTTACATAGATTAATTTCACATGATAAACTTTGGATGATGACAGAAGTTCACGTATATAAAATAAAAGATAAAGAAACAGGCGGTAAACCAACAATGTTAGGTGAACCATTAAGATTTGATTACAATAGTGGTTTAGGTTTTACAATTGGTGGTAATAACGTATTAAAACAAAAAAAATGAAGATACTAAACTTATATGCTTGCTTAGGCGGTAACAGATACAAATGGGATGAGGTTACAGATGTAGAAGTTACTGCTGTAGAATTAGACCCTGAATGTGCAAGATTATACCAAGAAAGGTTTCCAAATGACAAAGTAATAGTAGCAGATGCACACCAATATTTATTAGACCACTACAAAGAGTTTGATTTTATTTGGAGTAGTCCACCTTGTCCTACTCATAGCAGCTTTCAACATTCAATGAAAAATAAAAGAAAAATGAAATATCCTGATATGAAACTGTATGAAGAAATTATATTTTTAGAAAATTTTTTTACAGGTAAATATTGCGTAGAAAATGTAATATCATACTACACACCATTAATACAACCAAAAAAAAGAAATAGACATTATTATTGGACTAACTTTAATTTGCCAAATGATTTAAATGAAAGAAAAGCTCCTACAATGACAAGAACTAAAGATGAATTAATTGAATGGATTAAATTTTATAATTACGATTTTAATAAATACAAAGGACATAAAGATAAAAGAACAATAGCAAGAAACTTGGTTGACTACGAAGCTGGTAGAACAATATTAGAAACAGCAGTAGGAATAGTTAGAAAACAAAATGTAAATCAAACAGAATTATTTTAAAACAAAAAAAAATGAGATATAAATATGAAGACATAGAAAAGTTTTTAGAGTTTAAAACTTGGACTGATAAACAAAAAATAGATAAACTATTAGAAATAGATTGTAGTTTATATGCACATCTTGGCACAGATTCAACAAGAAGTGAAAAAGATGAAGTAAAAAGAAAAAGTTTAGAAATATACAGAACCATAAAAACATTAGATAAAAAACTTGGTGATGAATTACTTTACTCAGAAGATTTAAAACAATGAATGATTTAGATTACACAATAACAAAGAACAAATTAGAAATATTACTTTTAAAAGCTCAAGAGGGCTTAAAGGTAGGTAAAGTAACACAAAGTAAATTAGAAGCTGTAGAAACGCTACAAGACACTTTAAAATGTATGTTAGAGCTGAGGTTTACAATTGATGAACTAAATAAAAAACAAAGCTTGTTAACAATGCAAAATGTAAAAGCTTACAAAGAAACTGCTGAACTTAAGAAAAAATTTAATACTTTTAAAAAATAAACTATAAATTATGTATATAACATTATTATTAACAGCAACACATTTAACCTGTTTTATATTAGGTATAATAGTAACACACATCATTGAAAAAAGATTTAAATAAAAAGAAAAGAACGCTTAATGAGTACAGACAAACAAAGGACTCGTACTATATTAGCCCTAATACTCCTGTTGAGTATAATATTGCTCTATTGTGTAGGATATATCCTAATGATACCGAGCTTGGAGCTATAATTAGAAAACATTTTCAAAAGATATGAGTTTAAATGCAAATCAAAAAGGTAAAAGATTCGAGTTAAAAATTGCAAAAGATTTAGCAAAGAAGTTTGATACTAATATTAGAAGAACACCTAATAGTGGTGGATTAAGTATTAAAGGAGATATTATGACTACAAGCGGTATTCTATCTGAATATAGCTGGGAATGTAAGAACCAAGAAAAATTAAATATCTGGAAAGCATTAGAACAAAGTGAAGGAGATGCAAGAGGAACTTTGAAAACACCTTTAGTTGTATTTACTAAAAACTTTGAAAAAGATTATGTTGCATTACAATATGATGACTTTGTTAATTTACTTCTTGAATTAGATGAGTACAGAAGTAGATAATATTTTGCACATTCTAATAAGAGATGAAGAAACTTGGCTTAACATGGCTGAGGAAATAAGCAGCAGTAGTAAAGTACCAGCAAAAGATTTATTACACGATTTCTACATAGCTTTACATAGTAAAATTGATAGTGGTAAAGTAAAAATTAATGATATTCTATATAACGATTCTTTAAATAAAGCGTTTATATATAAGATGATGCACAATATATTTATTGATAACATAAGAAACGACAAAGATATATTAATAGATAAAGAACTAAAAAACATTATAGAAGCAGACAACGAACCTTATGTAGATATAGAAAAAGTAGTTGATGAAATAGTAGATAGCTTTTACTGGTTTGATAGAAAGTTATTTAATTTATATAGAAAGAAATTTCACAGTATAAGAAAGCTATCAGCAGCAACTAATATATCACACGTAGTTGTATGGAGAACTATTAACAATTGTATTAAAGAAATTAAAAAAAAAATTAATGAAAACTGAATACTTAATTAAAAAGATTTGTGAAGAAGTAATTGATTTACTATTAGAAAAAAATGCAGCTTATGGAGATACTGCAAACAACCCAACAAACGTATTTAGTAAATTAGATTCTATTGAAGCTATTAAAGTAAGAATAGATGACAAGTTAGCAAGAATTAAAAACAAAGGTTTAAATGATAAAACAGAAGATACATTAACTGATTTAATAGGTTACTTAGTATTATTAAAAATAGCATATATTAAAAATGAAAAGTAAAGGTTTAGGAGATACAGTAGAAAAGATTACAAAAGCTACAGGTATAAAACAAGCAACTGATTGGATATTTGATAAGTTAGGTAAAGATTGTGGATGTGATGCAAGAAAAGAAAAACTAAATAAATTATTTCCATACAAGGTAGAATGTTTAAACGAAGAAGAATATATATATCTAAAAGGTTTCTTCTCAATAAATAAAAACATAGTAAATAACATAGAACAAAAAGAATTATTAACAATACACAATAGAGTATTTAACACCAATAAAAAACCTTCAAGCTGCGGTAGTTGTGTAAAAGATTTAGTTAATACTATGAAAAAATTATATAATGAATATGAATACGAAAGAGAAAGTAAAAGCAATTGAAAAAAAGCTATTAATGTTTTTAAACAAATACAGTGAAAATACAGTGAAAAATGTCAAGAGAACAAAACTTAAAAAGTTGGACTAAAGGCCAATCAGGTAATCCTAAAGGAAAACCAAAAGGTGCTAAAAACAGAAGCACAATTATTAAAGAAATACTTAACTTAATGGTTAAGAAAGTTGATGCAGATGGTAAGGCAGTTTGGCAAAGTAAAGAGTATTTAATGGTTGAAGCATTAGTTAATAAAGCTATTGATAAAGGTGATGTAAATGCTTTTAATGCTATATATAATAATTTGTATGGTAATTTAAAAGATACTGTTGATGTAAATACTACAGAAGAAGTAAACCATGATTTCAGAAACATCATTTCAAGGATTAAAGCTCAATAAAAAATATTTAGTATTAGATGAATCTTTTGCACGTTACTTTATTGTAACAGGTGGTAGAGGTTCTGGTAAATCATTTGCAGTTAACTCTGTACTATTACTATTAACCTATCAAGCTGGACACACAATATTATTTACACGTTACACGTTAAGAGCTGCAAGCATTAGTATTATACCTGAATTTATAGAAAAGTTAGAACTGCTTGGAGTTATTGACCAGTTTAAAATAACAAAAGATGAAATAATAAATAAAGGTAATGGTAGTAAGATAATATTTAGAGGTATTAAAACAAGCTCAGGCGACCAAACAGCAAATCTTAAATCATTAACTGGTATTACTACGTGGGTAATGGATGAAGCAGAAGAATTAAATGATGAAGATATATTTGATAAAATTGATTTATCTGTAAGAAACAAAGTACAAGAGAATCGTGTAATATTAATATTAAACCCAACAACTAAAGAGCATTTTATTTATAAGCGTTGGTTTGAAGATAGAGGAGTTGCTGCTGGTAGTAATATAACAAAAGAAGATACAACATACATTCACACTACATATTTAGATAACTTAGATAATCTTTCAGAAAGCTATATTAAACAGATAGAAACAATGAAGATTAGAAGGCCAAACAGGTATAAGCATACAATTGAGGGTGCTTGGCTGGATAAAGCTGAGGGAGTTATATTTACTGATTGGAGTATAGGAGAATTTAAACAAGTAGGCAAAGTTGTATTTGGACAAGATTATGGTTTTAGTAATGACCCTTCAACATTAGTTAAAACAAGTATAGATAAAGAAAATAAAGTTATATATATACAACTATGTTTCTATCAAACTAAATTAACTACAAGTGAGATATTACAACTTAATAAAAAGTTTGCAGCAGATAATTTAATAGTAGGTGATTCAGCAGAACCAAGATTAATAACAGAACTTAGCAGAGATTGTAATGTTGTGCCAGCTATTAAAGGACAAGGTTCAATAACATTTGGTATTAGTTTATTACAAGATTATGATTTAGTAATAACTGAAGATAGTACAGAATTAATAAAAGAGTTAAATAACTATTGTTGGTTAGAGAAGAAATCACAAACGCCAGTTGATAGTTTTAATCATGCTATTGATGCGCTGAGGTATGCAGTTAGCTATCAATTACAGAATCCAAATTTAGGAGAATATCACATTTATTAAAGCGGTGCTTAAGCCACCCTTAAGCATTTAGATAAGATAAGAAAAGATAATATATATAAAAAAATAAAAAAAAGTTTAAAAAAGTTTTGTAGTTTATAAATATATTTATATATTAGCATTGTAATTAATTAAAACCAAAACAAAACCAAAACAAAATGAAAACAACAACACTACGAAACGGATTAACAGTATTAGACAAATATTATGTAAATAGAAAACAAGCTGAAAAAGGACAACATAAATTAATGAGAGAATATGGTACAGATAGTTATATTTGGAATAGAGGAGGAAGAGTTTTTTATGTTGCTATAAAATAAAAAATACCAAGAGGCAGCCGATTTATTAGCGTAAGTCCTCAGAAATTTAAGAGCTACTGTAATAGGTAGCTTTTTTTTATTATATTTGAAATAAGCAAATTATAGCCAATGTTAATTTGCGTTTTGGTTTAAAGTAGGTAGTCGGCAAAAGAGCGTTACCTACTTTTTTTTATATTTGTATATAACGATTTACTAATTAATACGTTTATATATAAATGAAGTTAACTATTAACATACCAGAAACTTTAAATGAAGTTACTTTAAAGCAATACCAAAAGTGGTTAAAGATTGCTGAGGGTAAAGAACTGGATTCATTTCTACAACAAAAGATGGTAGAGATATTTTGTAATGTACCATTAAAACAAGTATTACAAATAAAAGCTACTGATATTAACAACATCTGCGAAGAGCTATCAAAGCTATTTAATAACGAACCTAAATTTATAGATAGGTTTACAATGAATGATAAAGAGTTTGGTTTTATACCAAAGCTGGATGATATTTCTTTTGGTGAGTATGTTGATTTAGATACATACCTTGCTGATTGGGAGCTTATGCACAAAGCAATAGGCGTTTTATATAGACCAATTACATACAAGAAGAAACAACAGTATTTAATAGAAGATTATGAAAGTTCTGATAAATACGATATGTCAGAAACAACATTAGATATTGTATTTGGAGCGATAGTTTTTTTTTACAGTTTAAAGAACGAATTACAGAAAACTATCCTGAATTATTTAGCAACTCAGAAGGAGATAGAGCTGCCTCAGCATCTGCGGGATTCTCTGCAAAATGGGGTTGGTATCAATCTATCTACGGACTTACTAATGGAAACATTCTCAAGTACAATGAAATTACCAAATCAAAACTACACACTTGCTTAATGCACTTAGCATTTGAAAAGGATAAATATGAATTAGAACAACAAATATTAAAAAGAAGCCAACGATGACAAAGCAAGATATATTAGAAGAATTAACTGAAAGAAATTTATTAATTGAGAATGACCACATAATTTTAGTAGACGGCTTTGAAGAAGCATTTTTAGGTATTACAGCTAACAATCCAATACAAGCTATCTATGATTATTGGATTTGTTTAGATTTATTAATACAACGCGATAATATGGACTTTGATGATGCTATTGATTCTCTTGATGAATTTATAGAACAAGATTTAGGTAATCATACACCAAGATATATAAAAATAATATGAATAGTTTTTATAACATAATAGATAAAATAAAAGAAGTAATTACAGCAGAACCATTTAATAATGAAATATCATTTGGTGATATTGCTGATATTGATTTAAAAAAACAGAGCTTATTTCCATTAGCTCACGTAATGATTAACAATAGTACAATAAACAACAATTATGTAACATTTAATATTACTATATTCTTTATGGATTTAGTAGATATTAGCAACGAACAAGTAACAGATTTATATAGAGGCAATGATAATAGGCAAGATATATTAAACACTCAATTAGCATTAGCAACAAGAGTTATGCGAGTATTACAAAAGAGTGATTTATATAGAGATAAATTTGAAGTAATTGATACTGCAAGCTGTGAACCATTTACAGAGCGTTTTGATAATATGCTTGCTGGCTGGGCTGTTACTTTTAATGCTGGTACTAAAGATGAAATGACTTACTGCTAATGAGTGAATTTA